TACCGAAGTACTACCAATTGTTCAAGGTGGAACTACAAAACAAGTGTCTATCACTAACGTAACTGCGGGACGCGCAGTAGCAGCGTTAAGTGTAACAACAGATACATATAAAGCTGCTTCTTCTAGTGGCGGTGTTTTGCAAAATTCAAGCGGTACAGCTCAACTTCAGTGGGGTTCTGGCGGTGGTAACAATCTTAGCGTAGATGTAGCTATAAACATTAATCCAGCTAACGCAGCGGTAAGCATTAGTCCAACAGGTACAGGCACTGTAGCGATCAGCCCTGCTGGTGCGTTGACTATTAATCCAACCGCCGCTAGTACAATTAATAATACTTCTATTGGTGCTACTACAGCTTTGACCGGGCGTTTTACTTCTGTTACTGCTACAACAGGGAATGTTGTTATTGGCACTTCAGGTCAAGGTGTTGATTTTTCTGCTACACCAGGTACAGGTACAAGCGAGTTGTTTAATGATTACGAGGTTGGTACATGGCCCGCAGTCCTTACTGATGGAACAAATACTGTTGCTTTAGGTAACGGAACTTATACAAAAATTGGACGAAGTGTATTTTTGGTTTGCGATGGATATAGCAAAAGTATGGCAGGGTTAAATACCGCCGCAAATTTGACAATAACTGGTTTGCCGTTTACACCTGTAGCTAACTCGATTACTGCGTTTGTACCAAGTCTTTTTGTAGCAGCAACATCCTTTGTTTTATTCTGCGGTACAGACGGAAAGGTTACTCCATATAGAACAAATAACGCTGTTGATTTTAATGGCGTACCACTGTCTGTTTTTGGTAGCCCCGCAACTATGTCTTGGCTGTTTGCCGTAACTTACACCGTATAAGGATTAAATCATGGCGCTCACTAAAGTCATTTACCCGATGATTGAAGATTTCACCAATATTGGTGTAAATGCTGTTGGGCGGGATTTGCAAGACAAAGTTCGTGACATTATTAGTGTGCTTGATTACGGCGCTGACCCAACTGGTGCAACGGACAGTACAACAGCTATTGCAAATGCACTTGCTGATTGTTTGGATATTGGCGTTGTAGGCGGCGGTGTTGAGCTTTATTTTCCAAAAGGCACATACGTTTGCACAATCGTACTTGACGGGCAAAATCAAAATGATATAGGCCAATACAGTCTAACTATGAACGGATACGGCGCAACCCTCAAAGGTCGCCCTGGTGATACGTCGATCATAAAAGTTAATAACGCTATTGCGACTGTGCCAGACCCATTTCCAGGCGGCAGCATATATTTTAACGGGCTTGTGATCCAAGGATTTACTTTGGATATGACAAACATGGACGATACGGTAGACACTTACGGCATTGCGGCGCAACACAGTTATGCCTGCGCTTTACGCGATGTGGGTGTTTTATCTGACCCACCGTTGGGTGGTGGTTTGTTCCTAGGAAGTCAAACATACACTTGGACAATTCAAAACTTTGGTTGTAATAGAGTTAATATAAAAGGTTTTAACACAGCTACAAACTTGAGTAGCGTCCATAATTTTTATAACTGCGATTTAGTGCAAGTTGTTTTAGAAAATGTATTTAACATTTCATTTTTTGGCGGCGTTATTCAAGGGTCGTTAGACCATTTTGTATTTGTTAACAGCGTTCAAAACATAAGTGTTTTTGGAATGGACTTAGAAGGGCCAAACACAGGTGAAGTTATTTACAAAATCGGCACTAACTGTCGATATATCACCTCAATTGGAAATACACCTAGTGGGTATGACATTAATTCATACTCATCAGGATTTGCGCCAAACTCTAATCTTCAAGACCGACCAAACTTTGTTGGTTTAAATGGAATAGGCACTTACGGACGAGCTATCAGTCAGGGATGTGTTTCTGTTACATCGGCGTCAACGCCAATTTTTTATTTTAAAGATACAACGTCAGGGCAAAATTTTGGTTTGTTTCTTATAACTGGCGATAACGGTTCTGATGGATTCCAAGACCTTATCATGGTTGGCTTTGGTGTAGTAACAGTTATTCAATCACAAGGTCTTTATGGATCACCAGCTGTACGAGCTTACACAAGCGCAAGCAATACGTTGTTTGCAACTTACGCTACTGGCGCTACGGTAATGCGACCAGTTGTGTTGGAATTCTTGATGTCAACAATATAAAAGGTTAAATCATGGCACTGACAAAAACGTACACAGAAACAAAACAAAACTTTAATGGGCAGCTTCGAGTTGCAGATGCCTATTGGAAAGTTGAGCAAGTAATTGCTTCAAAAACACACGGCATCGCTGTTGTAAGCGTAAGTAAAAATGTTGATGGAGTTAAAGATCAGTTAACTAGCCAACAATTTACATTTACCCCAAATTTAAATGGGCAAAACTTTATTGCACAAGCATACGCGCATTTAAAAACTTTACCAGAATTTGTTGACGCAACCGATTGTTAAACCCAAGACCTAAATGGATTTTTAGGTCGGAAAAAGGAGAGCATCATGGCTTTAGAAAAAAAAGAAGTAGTAGATTTGATTGAAGTAACTGAAAACGGTGTTGTACAAGTACGCACTAAAACCGCTATTTTAGAAAATGGCGTAGAGATAAGTAGCAAGTTTCATCGCCATATTGTTGTTCCAGGCGACAACTACAGTAGTGAAGATACTAAAGTACAAGATATTTGCAAGGCAGTTCAAACAACTAGCGTTGTAGCTGCTTTCAAAGCCGCGCAACTAGCGCTTGACGGATCAAAAGTTTAAGAATATATTTTGTAACAATCGTACTGGTGCGATACACCAGGGTTTCTTAAGGAAACATTGAAATGGACGAAAGTCAAGAAGTAGTACCAGCGGAAGTATCCGCGCCAGAACAGGTGGCAACGGCTGCACCTGAAGCTGAAGAATTAGCGCCGGAGGCAGTAGAGCCAGCAGCAGAAGCACCCAAGACCTTCTCACAAGAAGAACTTGATGCCGCTATTGGTAAACGACTTGCTAGAGAACAACGTAAGTGGGAAAGAGAACAGGCAGCTAGAGCCGCTGAAAAGCAGCTTAAAACTCCAGTAGAAATTCCGCCGATTGAGCATTTTGCTTCACCTGACGAGTATGCCGATGCGTTGGCAGAACAAAAGGCAGAAGAATTGCTTGCTAGGCGTGAACAAGCTAGGATGCAGTCTGAAATCATTGAGTCTTATCACGACAAAGAAGAAGATGCGCGGAATAAGTATGATGACTTTGAACAAGTTGCATATAACCCCAAGCTTCCAATCACTGACGCGATGGCTCAAACGATTCAAGCTTCAGAAGTTGGCCCTGACATGGCTTATTACCTAGGGTCTAATCCGAAAGAAGCCGATCGTATTTCACGTTTATCGCCACTCCAGCAGGCAAAAGAATTAGGGAAAATTGAGGCTAAATTAGCTGATAACCCAGTTGTAAAAAAGACTTCGAGCGCCCCAGCACCAATTGCTCCGATTACGGCTAGATCCTCTGGATCGCCTGCAACAGACACGACTGACCCTCGTTCGATTAAATCGATGAGTACGTCAGAGTGGATTGAAGCGGAACGCCAACGTCAGATCAAGAAGTGGGAAGCGCAGAGAAACCGCTAACTATTTTTTAATTAGGACTTTATTATGTCAAATTCGATCTTAACCATCGACATGATTACAAGAAAAGCTCTCGAAATCCTCGAGAACAACCTTGTACTCACACGTAACGTAAACCGCCAGTATGACGATTCTTTCGCTGTTGAAGGCGCAAAAATCGGTTCTACTCTCCGTATCCGCTTACCAGACCGCGCTTTGGTAACTGACGGTGCCGCCCTGCAAGTTCAGGACGACAACGAGCAGTTCACCACTTTGACTGTAGCGTCACAAAAGCACATTGGTGTTAACTTCACCTCTGCTGAATTGACAATGCAGTTAGATGACTTTGCAGAGCGTGTTTTGAAACCACGTATCTCTCAGTTGGCTTCTTCCATTGATGCTGACGTAGCTAACGCTTACAAATCTATTTTTGCTACCGTTGGTACTCCTGGTACAACTCCATCTACTTCTTTGGTTCTGTTGCAAGCTCAACAAAAGCTAAACGAAGCTGCTGCTGTTATGTCCCCACGTTACGCTACTGTTAACCCAGCAGCTAACGCAGGCTTAGTTGAAGGCATGAAAGGTCTGTTTAATCCTACAGACACAATCAGCCGTCAGTTTAAGAACGGCATGATGGGTATGGGTGTATTGGGCTACGAAGAAATCAACATGAGCCAATCCATCAAGCAACACACAACTGGTACACGTTCTACAGCCGATACCATTTTGGTAAACGGCACTGTTACTACTGAAGGTCAATCGACTATCAGTATTGATGGTGGTACTGGTTCTGCAACTGTTACTGTTGGTGACGTATTTACTATAGCTAACGTATATTCTGTTAACCCACAAACCCGTGAGTCAACAGGTAGCTTGCAACAGTTCGTTGTAACTGCTGCTAATACTGCTGCTGGCGGCGCTTGGACTAACATTGCAATTTCACCTGCTATGTACACATCAAGCAATGCTTTGGCAACTATCAATGCGTTCCCACAAGACGGCGCAGCGGTAACTTTCGTTGGTGCAGCTTCTACTCAGTACGCTCAAAACTTGGTTTACCACAAAGATGCGATCACTTTTGCGACCGCTGACTTGTTGTTGCCACAAGGTGTTGACATGGCTTCCCGCCAAGTTCACAACGGTATCTCTATGCGTGTTGTACGTCAGTACGACATCAATAACGACCGTTTGCCTTGCCGTATTGACGTTCTGTA